CCCTGACGGCGCGGTTGAGACAGCGATTGCGAAGGTGCTCGCCCCGGTTCTTCAAGGTGTCAATAACACCGTCGGAAATCTCGCTCGGGCAGTTGCTGAAAACACCCATGGTGCTCCAGTGGTGGCCGAAGCCGAGAAGGCCTTCCTTCAAGCATTCGACTCAAGAACTATCGATCCAGCTGATTACGAAAGGGTCGTTGGCTCTCCCAATCGCTGGGATGCGCTGACACGCTGGCATAAGCGCCAGCAAACCTTTGCGTCTGTCGGCGACGATCCAGAAAAATGGTTCGAAAAGCAGCTCGATGAACGCTTTGCTGATCCGAAGTTCCAGGCAAAGGTGTTCGAGAAGCTTCGATCTTCAGTGAAGCCAACGACTACCTCTGAAGTCCGTTTACCTCCGACGCTCAGCGGCGACTCGACTGCGCGGCGCGAAAGGGTAAGTAGTGGGATGCCCTCAGATGCTGACATCTTTGCGGCAGCCCTCTCGTCAAATCGCTAAGAGGGAGCTATGGCTCTTACTGTCACTCAGGCCAATAATAAACTCATTCAGTTCACGACTGAGATAAATCGTGAATTCGTCCGAGGAAACTTGTTCTCGCCCTATATGGGTACGGCGCTGAACGCTATCATTCGGATCAGGAATGAGCTGAAAGCGGGCGGTGAGGATATGAATATCCCCATCGTCTCTCGTCTCCTCGGTGCTGGCGTTGCAACCGGCACCTTGGTCGGAAACGAAGAGAAGATCGACAACTACGGTATGCGCCTTCGCATGGAGTGGGCTCGACACGCAGTTGTCACAAACAAGAAAGAACAGCAGGTCGACTCAGCTGCTGTTTTCAACGAGGCACGACCGTTGCTCCAGGATTGGGGCCAGGAACTCCAGCGCGATGAGTTGATCGCGGCGTTTATGGCACTTCCAACGGAAACTCTTCCCACCTCCGGTGGTGGTGTTCGAGTGAACGGTATTCTTTATGACACCGCTACTGCGGGTCAGAAGAACACCTGGCAGACGGATAATTCCGACCGAATTCTCTTTGGGAATTCGACAGCCAATCTTGTTGCTGGCAACCACGCAAGTTCGCTCGCCAACTGCGATACCACCAACGACAAGTTTACTTCGTCGAACTTGTCGCTGTTGAAGCGCATCGCCATGAACGCCAATCCGAAGATTCGGCCATTTAAGACGGCTGACGGATATGAGTACTACGTGACGTTCGCTGGAACCAATCCATTCCGCGATCTGAAGATCGATCTTCAGACTGTGAACAAGGACGCTCGTGCGCGCGAGCAGAATGGGATGGATAAAAATCCACTGTTCCAGGACGGCGATCAGATCTACGATGGGGCGATTGTTCGGCAAGTGCCGGAGATTTCGCAGTTCGTCACTTCGGTTTGGACCACGCTGCTCACAGCGGGGGCAGGCGGTACTACCCGCGTCGAGCCAGTGTTCCTTTGCGGTCAACAGGCTGCGGTCTTCGGCTGGGGTCAAATGGCCAAGCCGACGTTCCGGACTGAGACCGACTACGGTTTCATCACTGGCACTGGCATCGAGATGGCCTACGGTGTAGCCAAGATGTTCAAGAAGCATCCGATGGATGGTACAGCGCTCAAGCAATGGGGCGTTTGCACCGGCTTCTTCGCGTCGGCTTCGGACTAAAGGAGGAAAAAATGGGTAGCAATTCTCCGAACCTCACCAATAAGCCGGCTCGCGAAATGGGCTATCAGATGCCCCAGCAAATCTCCGGCCGTCACACTCTGACCGGCGCAGACACTCCTGTCGCTACGCTTATCGGCAGGGTGCCCGCAGGTTCAATTATCTACGGTATCGCGTCTCGTGTGGTGACAGCTGTTACTGGCGGTACTCCAGTTCTTGGTGTCGGTACATCGACTGCAACCGTAGGTACCAACGGAAATCTCAATGCTGTGATGGCAGAAGCTGCGGGCAGTGAGTTTCTTGTCCCGTCGACAACTGTTGCACAGCCTCTCGCTGCTGATACAGATGTCTATGTTGGCACTACTGGCGGTGCGACCGCTGGCGATGTCGTCATTGGGATCATGTTCTTCAAGCCGGTGGGTTAACAGGCTCTTCCACGAGCCCTGTTCGACTTGGGGGACGGTCGGTCGCCGTCCCCCAATTTAGGCAATCTAGAGCAACTCAGGGGTCAATTTAGGATGACCGATTTCAACGAACTCCGACCTGGGGCTCTAAAAAGGCAAAGCTTTAACGACACTCTTTTCTCTCGCGGCGACGAGTTTGCCCCTGAGGCAATTGATCCACAGGAATTTAAAGGCGAAGCTTCCAGCGGCGATATCAAGATCGTCACACCGCTGTCGGTTTTCAGTGGAAAATACTTTCCACAGAAGTTCTCTGCAAAAGCCAATATCCCGCAGAGCGGAAAGTTCAAAAAGACCAAACTTGGCGATTTCGAGACCGAGGACACAACCTCGATGCTCCAGCCATCAGAGACAGCTTTTCCGCCGCAAAAACGGACTCTGTCCAAAGCCGGTAAGATCGAAGATGCTATGGCACAGTTGATTTCCGGCGCCGCTGGCGGAGTTGGCGATATCGTCAGTTTTCCACGGCAAATGGCCGATGCACTGAACACAGCTGCAGATCGAAATGTCGTCCCCTCCGATTGGCTTCATATGCTCCCGTCGAAGGCCGATCTCGGCAAGTTCGCTATGGCGAACCAAAGGTTCATTCCGCTCCCGCAGGAATCTATCCAGCGGATAAGCGAGGACCCGCTCTCAGCGGGTGGAGACTACGCGAAATCTATGGGCGGGTACATTCCCTATTCCGTTGGTGGTGTCGTCCCTGGGCTTCGCGGCGTGCTTGCCAGGATCTGGCGAATTCAAAACCTAATGCCTTAAAGGAGGCTATAATGAAAGCAGAAGTAACTTGGCTCGGCGAGGACGCTCTTCACGGCCCGGATGCGACTGGCCCAAAGGCCATTACTTGGCTGGGCATTCGTTTCGAGAAAGACAAAGCAGTCACGACCGAGGTCAAGTACCTCATAAAGAAGGCTCAGAATAATCAGTTCTTCAAGGTTAATGTCCTCGAAGAGGATAAGCCCGGCACTCCCGAGGCTCCGCCTCCGCGATCAGATCTTGACCAGCCGAAATCAACCTCCTCGGTTTCGCCCCATCAAACTACTCCGAAAGAGTCAACGCAGGCTTCAATCAAACGGCCAAGCTGATGAGCTTTTTGTCCTCGTCGTCTCCAGGACTGCGTGCCCGAGTGGTACCCGCTTTTCCGGCGAGGGTGGTTGCCAACAGTCCGATCACCCTCACTAAAAGCGGGTTGACCTATACCTTCGGCTTTGACTCGGCCGCGGCGAACTTCTCGACCCTCAATATAGCGAATAACGGGGTCATAAACTTCGGTGCGGGAGATGTGCTTTGCACCTTCACTCCCAACGATATCTCATGGACCGGAGCGACAAACTATCGCTTCGACGCCCAGGTCAATATTGGTGGAACTTGTAACTTGCTCAATGGCAAGTTACAGTTTCCGGCCATCCAGGCCCCCTCCGCCGATGTGAACTGTCTCGACGATTACGAGGAAGGGACTTGGGTTCCGGTCCTGACCTTCGCCACCCCTGGAAATCTCGTAGTTGTCTACTCAGTTCAATTGGGCGGCTATGTCAAGGTTGGAAAGAAGGTCACCGTAAGCTTTAACATCACAACCAGCACTTTCACTTTCACCACAGCGAGCGGAAATCTTCAGGTCACGGGCTTACCCTTTACAAGTGAAAATACCGTCATCGCTATAGGTCCGCTGTTGTGGCGGGGAATAACTAAAGCCTCTTACACTCAGGTCAGCGGCTTTCTTGCAGCGAACAGCAACATCCTGAACCTTACGGCTTCCGGCTCTGGTCAAGCTGATGCTCTTATCACAGCGGCCGATACACCGACGGCTGGAACTGTGAGACTCTGCGGTAGTCTAACTTACACGGTGCCATAATGGAACTTGTCAAAACCCGATTGCAGTTGACCAACGAGGCTGCCTCGAAGCTTCAAATTCTTGGTGATGGCCAACCTCTCGACGCTGAAAGCGCGGCGAAGCTTGATGGCAAAATCGATGCACTGTTGTTGCAACTTGCGAGTGAAAAGATCGCTGAAGTTGCCAACGACGAAGCTATTCCCTCGGATTGGTTTGATCCAATAGCGTCATTGCTCGCAAATCGCGCTCGCGGCGATTTTGGTCAGCAATTTGATGCTGGACTTGATATGTATCAAAAAGCGCTTCTCAAAAAAGTCGTCGCAGGAAGTCCGACGTATCTACCGCTTCCATCAGAGTACTTTTGATGGATAATCCTGTAGACGTTCCGTTTCCGCCCTCGTCAGCGCCGGGGCTGAAGCCCCAGGAGGCTGGAGGCCGTCTTATCAATACCTTTTTTACGACCCCAGCTGAAGGCGCCGGAACCGATACTCTTTGGATCAGGTCCCCTGGACTTCGTCAGATCCTCGATGGAACATCACTGAGCGTGAACAATGTCCATACGAGAGGATTTCTGGATTGCGGCTCGACGCTTTTATGGATAGTGAATAATCGGGTTCTTGCTGTAACTCGATCAGGTTCTGTTTTCACAGTAGTTGATGTTGGTGCCCTTTCGGGCAGCTTACCAGTTACTGTAGCCCGCAACAACAATGCCACTCCTCAGAATGTCGTCGTCACAGATAACGGCTGCTTCAATCTGTTCACCGCGTCTGCGCCGACAGCTTTCGCAGACCTTGACCTTCCGGCCTCGCCGACGAGTGTTTGTTTTATTGATGGGTACTTTGTGTGGTCCTTCGGAGATGGAAGGATTTTCGCGAGCGATTTGAATTCTGTGTCTGTCGCATCGAACTCATTCACTACCGAACAGGCCCTTTTTGTCCGACGAGTTATTCCTTTTGCGGGCCGACTGTTTGCTTTCGGAAACAAGTGGACCGGAGTTTACAAAAACGCTGGACTTTCGCCGTTCCCATTTTCTCGTGAGGTTCAAATTCCTCGTGGGATTATTGGAACTCATGCAATCTCTGGAGCTGATGTCGGGTGGACAAATGAGCTTATATGGGCGGCTGATGACTTCATCGTTTACAAACTCGCTGGATACACTCCAGTGCCAATCTCTCATGATGATGTCAGCCGAAGTATTGAGGCTTCAGTTCTGGCTGGGCATGCAGACCTTTTGGAAGCTTCAGTTTACATGTATGGAAGAAATCCTTTCTGGGTTCTCACCGACCCCAATAACTGGACCTGGGAATATAACCTCAACACCCAGCGCTGGCACGAACGTCAGTCATATCAGCGAGACGATTGGAAGGGGCGTCGATCTATAAAGATGTTCGATCGTTGGCTTATGGGAGAGATGGTCGGAGGAAAACTATTTGAAGTTACAGGAGATTATTTCAGGGAGGGCCCTGATCCGCTGGTCTGGTCTGTGATTAGTGGATTGGTTTCGGGGTTCCCTAATGGAATGGTTATCCCAGAAGCCGCTTTCGCGATCACAGCCGCTGTCGGCTCACTCGACACCGAAGATGATCCGCAGGTACGAATTTCTTGGTCACTCGACGGCGGATACAGTTATGGTAATCCGCTTCTTCGGCCACTTGGTGGCCCGGGTGAGTCTAAGAATATTGTCAGGATTCGAAATATGGGTCTCTCTCGAGGTCAGGGGGTGCGATACAAACTTGAGGTCTCCGATCCAGTTCATGTTGGTTTCGCGGGTGGAAAGCTCAATCCAGTTATGAGGACGACTGGATGACCATTATCAGCGAAGTTCAGCCGTTTGTCGATAAAGCCGGTCTGATTGATCGGGAGTGGTTTTCTTGGCTGAAAAACGCTGACGGAAATATAGGAAATCTCCAAACTCAACTTGCCGCGTTGCAGTCTCAGCTGACGACTCTTCAGGGGCAACTCACCACCCTTCAGGGGCAAACCGCTGGAAAGCCCGGCGGACGTTTGACACTGACAAGCGGCGTTCCAGTTATGACGGCGGACGCTACGTCTCAGCAGAAAATCTATTATGCTCCGATGTCAGCGCACAGTCCATATGTTCCTATATTTGATGGGTTGAGCACGAAGCTTTTTGGTTTTACTTCCGGCGTCAACGACGCTGTCGGTTTGACACTTGATCTCGCTGGAAGCTCCAATTGGGCGAGTGGATCACTCTACGATATCTTTTACTCTTATCTTTCAGGTTCTCTTTATTTCGGTACTGGCCCGGCGTGGTCCTCAGCGACTTCGCGCGGAACCGGTGCTGGAACGACCGAATTGCAGCTCTACAACGGAATTTACACTAATAAGAATTCTATGACCCTTCGAACTGGAGCCTCAACAACCCAGACCATTCCAGCTAATCAAGCGACTTATCTTGGCACCGTCTATATGACTGGAAGTGGTGCGACTGGAATGACGTTTCGACCGACTGCGACCTCGGGCGGCTGCAATAATATACTCGGTCTTTATAATGCCTATAATCGAGTCCCAACGCAAAGTTTAAATCGAGATAGTGTTGGATCGTATACTATTTCTGGTGGCACCTGGCGTATGGTGAACAATAATACTAATAATCGAATTCGCTTTGTCGACGGGCTCGCTCAATCAGTTATTGATGGATTTGGGATAGCTGCATGTTTTGGTAGTACTGGAGCGACTCTCAGTTCTATTTGTGCATATTATAATGGACTTCAAATCGACTGGTCAGCCAACCAGGGTGATCTCGTAGGCATTATGTATACTGCACCACAGGTGGTGAATGCTCAGTTTACGGTTACACCGGGTATATCTGCA